ATGTGAACTGCTGTGTGCTTTCCTCCCTGTAAACTATTCCGTCATCCGCGAACACATTCACGTTGGAGTATGCACCCGTGGGATCCAACACCTCCTTGGCCCTTGATATTCCTGACGCTGACCTGTTAACAGATCTCACTTTAACTATCTCCTGTGATGCTGACAGAGGTACCACCTGGTAGTCCTCAGCAGTGATCATCCTGTTCTGTGAATAGTACACCTGTCCTGCTTTTTCCTTGATCGAAGCATTTGATTCTGTTGTGGCACTGTTGTAAACTGATTGCTTCAGTCCCAATGTTAGCGTTAAACTCTGTTGTGCACCATTGGCATCCGCGTATGGCACATTCAGTGTCACATTCTGCATGTCCGCTGGTTGTATTGCAAACTTGGCATTGTCACTGGCCCTATGATATGTTCTAAATGCACCCAATGGTAAGTTTGAGAAGTTACCATCGCCAAACACAAGGTCGATCGAGTCGTCCGCTTTCGTCACAACATTGTAAGTGTTCCGTTCTGTTTTTGAAAGTGAGTTGTATATTGCATTGTTCCCTGACAGTGACGGTACCTTGGTCCACTCTTCGGCCAGCTGACCGAACTGGTCTAGCTTGTACAACCATACATCTGAGTCATTGATGTTCGCGATGTTTAAACTCTTGACATAATTTGTTATGGCAGTGTCCACCGAAAAATTTATCTGTTGCATTGTTCCTTGTTTGAATAGGAAGAAGAATCCTGTGTTGTTGGAACTGTCTCCTGACCCATCCGATCGGTAGGTGTACGTCAGTCCCGTTCCTGGCACTGGTGATGACTCTTTAACTGATTCTGAATTGTTAATTGTGCTTGGCACTATCTCGAACTGTCTGTTGACTCCACCAACACCCTTGTTGAAAGAGTATATTGGTAGATCTATTTGGTTTGAACTCAGCGTGTATACATCTGTCGTTATCCCGGCTATTGATCCTGACTCCCTGGGGTTGCCAAATAGTTGTCCTGTTTGATTTGCGGCATTCAGTATTGATGTGAACTGTTCTCTGTAATTTGAATTTGCGGAATCATTCCAAATAATTGTGCTATTTGAAAGATTGGTTCCTGTTGAATCTGAGACATCCTGTGTTGTTGATATTGCATCAACCTTCAAAAGCCCTGTTGCCGGTAAGTTTCTCTTTGCATTGTAGTTGATCAGTCTCGCCAATCTCAGCACGGAGTTTCTTCTTTCTGCTGTTTCCAGGAAATTTTCCCTTGCGTTTAAGTCCACCCTGAACGAGAGTGCCTGTGCTATGTAGGCGATCAGATCGATCAGTGCAACATACTCAGAACTCTCCACGAAGTCATTGAAATCATCTGGGTAGTTCTCACGAAGGTATGCAACCATGGTCCTTCGAAGTGTCTCGAAGTCGTAACTCTTGAAATCTGCCTGTTGGAATGACTGGTAGATCTTTCTCCAATCTTCAGCAACTAGTAATCTGTTCTGTCTGTCTGTTGTGGCCATAATGTATCAATGTGTTAACAACGATATTTATGTGTTAGGAAATATGCGTACTTTAAGATAGGCGCAACAGTGAGTTCTCATCAAAGTTGAATCTCAGTTTCTCAGTGATGTTCAGGGGAACATACGTGATAGTCGCCTGTATGGCTATGCCCTTGTCGGCCTCAGACACCAGTATCTCCTCTGTGGATATACGTGGATCTGCGTTTAGGTTAGCTGTGATGTCCTCTAGAATGTCGTCCTTCAGTGCATCTGTGAATGGTTCGAACAGTGCATCGTATATTATAGTACCGAACTCTGGATTCTCCACCCTCTCGCCCTTACGTATGCTTAACCTGTTTATGAGATCTTGCTTGGCAACTTCGAAGTCATACAGTTTAAAGTTCTTCTGTTCCGCACGTGAACTAAAACCCTTGAAGGTCACTGTCTTGTTTGATATGTCTCCTGATCCTGAATCTCCGTATGCCATGTACTGTATTTACTCGTTAAAAGTTGAAGTAACTCCTCGCCGCACTGATCGCCGCTGTTTTGATTGATGCTATTTTTCCCTGCACGAAACTCATCACTGCTTCCTTTGGATCCAGATCGATTAGTTTTTGTATCTCAATGGCCTTGTCCTTAAATTGATTCAGCTTGTCGATAGGCAGTTTGATCTTATCATTTAGTTTCACTACTTTTTGTAGTTGGTTTGACACACTGGTCATGCTGGGTTTGGAAAGTAGTTGTGATTTTATGTCCTGTAAATCCTGTGCCGACATGTCGGGATTCTCTTGCTTGATCGATGCCAACACTTCGTTGATATATTTTTTCTTCCTTGCTGTGCTACTCTGCCTGTCATAGGGCTCGTGGGTCACGAAGTCCGACACCGTGGTCTTGTTCTCTACCTTGTTGGGTTTTCCTACCTGCAATGGTGTCTCGCTGTCTATGTCTATTAATCCTCCAGTTACCTTGATGCCAACGTTGGAATGATCTGGTTTCAACCATCCAGGTCCCCATGAAGAACTTGGACCGGAGGAGTTCAAGTCTATTCTGGTACCTGCTAGAGATATTCTTCCACCCGCCCCGTGCAGTTGTGGTCCAGGTGTGAAGGATGTTATCCCGTCCCTGCCAAAGTTCCTCACAGAACCTTTCTGTGAACTGTTCAGTATTCCTTTTTCTCCCATTGTGTGAACATAGCCTTCTGCGTTAAGATTGACATTCTGTTCTGCCGTGAAATTCAAACTGCCCTTTGCATGGAAGTTGATGTTTATGTCAGAGTGTATATTGAAGTCCTGTTTACTCCTTAAATTCATTCCTGCATCTGAGAACACACTGATCGTTCCGTCCCTCTCCATCTCGATGAATGCCTTGCCCGAACCGTTGGCTATGTAAACCGTTCCTTCCGTGTCGTGCATTAGTATCTGGTGTCCCGATGCCGTCCTTATCCTTGTCAGCTGGTTGTCTCCATTGACGTCTCCGTCGTCCATTACGAAACTGTGTCCCGGATTCCTGTCTGTCTTGACCGGTGAATTTTCTAGACCGATGTTCTTGGTTCTTGAATCTGCCCGTACCGCTCCTGGTGTGCTGATGCCAAATACCTTACTGGGAGACTCTCTCCTGGCCGAACTTGATGTTGTTCCTCTCGCAGTGTCCAACACCAATCCCTGACTCTGTAACTGATCAGCTAGTATGTCGTTTATGGGATATTTCCATTTGTCAGCAGTGGCTAACACTTCAGCGGCCGCATATCTCAATTGGTTCTTCTCTCCAGATGGAAGGAAGTCTGTTCCATATGTAGTTTGTCCTTTATCTCCGGCATTTCGGCCTCTCTGTCGTTCTCTGTTGGTTGAAGAATTGTACTCTGTATTGTTTGAAGATCCATAACCAGGGACCTGTTGGTTCACCAGTGGCTTCTGCACACAACCTATCCAGAATGCAGTGTTGGCAGTCCTGTCTCCCTTGGCGAATATGACCAGTACCTCTGTGTCTATGTCAGGTGGCACCGCCCACATACCATATGAGTGCTGTGTTGTTTGGTAACTGAACGGATCAGATTTTGAAACTGCCGCTATGCTCTTGGCACCGTAGAACGGTGACAGGTACTGACACCAGATGATCTGGCTGGATGATGGTGATGTTGTTCTCGTCAGTGCGGGAATGTTCACGCCCAGCCTCCCCATCCTCAGGGGATCCGTGACTGTTTTGACCGTCGCCACGTAAGGTCCGGTGTCCTTGGCATGATTGGCCTCACCAAAGTTCTTCTGGTTATCGTGTGTGTCTGAAAATCCCTGTGCGTTTGCTACCATACTTTAATTTATCCTTAATCTATACCCCGGGTACATTACCTTTGATATCGTCTATGGCACCTTCAAGATCTCTTTTCTGTTGTGCCACAATTTCCCTTAATGTTTGTTTGGAGTCACCTTTGTTATCGCCAATAGTTTTTAAAATTTTGCTAGTTGAACCATTGACCGCCGCAGACAGTGGTGTGGTGCCTGCACCCTGTTGGTTGTTGAATCTAGAACAGAACAGCGTCTGTAGGAACTGTCCATTGTCGAACCTGCTCTCGATCTTGTTGACCTGGTAAAGCCCGTTGAAGAAGAGATCCTCGTCTCTGGTTTTCCCACCATCACTGAACATCAATCCCTTGTTGTCATCCAGGTCATCGGGTATCCTGTACCTCACGTTTATTATGGGCTGGAACGTGTCGGAGTTGAAACTGTTGTACTCTCCACTGTACGTGGTCTCGAACGTGGCATTCTTGGTGCTCAGGTCTTTGTGTATGGGCATGTAGGAATCCTGACAGATGTATGCGGGATCCCCCAGTATCTCCAGTTCAATCTTGATCATGTCTGCCTCTGGGTTTGTCAGGTAATCATAGAACTCCTGGGCCCTGTCGTTTTCCGGTGGTTTGGCATCCTGCACTGTGCTACGTCCCTTGGTCACTGAAGGATACTGCCTCAGTGGTTTCAGTGGTTCTGGATATCTTTCCTGTCCAAATATTGCTTTGGAGGTGTTCCTGACCCAGCTGAACAATCCGTCTTCCGCGTTGCCTTTGTCGTCACCCCTGACGTTCCTCAAGTAGTAGGCGGTCTTGTAATTTATCTTGAGATTCTGCACGTCCACGTTCTCACCTGTGTATATGTAGTTGTATTCCTTGTGTACCTGTCTGCTCCAATCCACCCCTGATATGCTGACGCCCGCCGTGAGCATTTTCAACACGTGTATCTTGTATGGTATCGCCTGGTATATGATTTTCTTTGGGTGCATCTTGGTTATTGAATCGAATTGATCAATGTCCGTCTGGACTGTGGTCTTGATCTTGAACCAATCCACGTACTGGTTCGCCATCATCGTCGACTGCATCTTGTCACTGGTCACGTACTTCGCCAATGCCTCGTCGCCGGCCTTGGTGTCTTCAAATGTCACACCAGCGGACGCTAGATAACTTCTCCAGAAGGTTTCGGCCAGGTCCCTGTAACCCGTCAGTGTCCGGATGGCATCCTCGAAGAATTTGGTAAGGGAGGTAGTTGTGCCTGCCGTGCCCTGTATTAGTTTTATTTTTGCATTTCCTTGTTCCTGTGCTGTGCCAACATCATTAAGTGTCAGACCATAATCTTCACTTGCCTTGGCAACTATTGTGGCATTTGTTTCGTTAGAGGCATATGCTTTTCCGTTCTTAAGCACGTCCGGATGTATGTCAAATTTGTACTCATCTGGGAATTTCCTCTTCTTCTCCTTGATCTCCTGATCCATCATTTCTCTCAATACTGTTTCCACATCTCTCGCCCACTCCAGTGGTGTGGACACTGCCACGGGGACGTCGGTCCTTGGAAACTTGTACCTGTCATCGTATCCCAGATCTGGGTATGGCACCGCTATCACGCTGTATCTTGCCCCGCCCTCGTTGACGTCAAACTCCACACGTGCTATGCCGATGGGTATCTTCCTGACCAGTGGTTGTGTCTTAACCGGTTGTCCGTTCTCGTCTAGTCCCTTGAACTCTATGGTCAGCAACAGTGGAGCGT